GGTTTGATCTATCTTCCCTAAAAGCAAATGAACTTAAAAAATCAATCAGAGGTATTTTCTTAGCAGATCAATTAGTTCTACCAGAAAAACTCAATATGACGGCTGAAGAGGTAGCAACTGTTAGAGAACAAATACAGAAACTACTTGGCCCTACAGTAGCAAGGTTTGAGAGTGAGGTTCTAACACCATTAATTATTCGTAGTTTTGGTATAATGAATAGGTCAGGTGTTTTACCACCTACCCCTAAAGCCTTGGAGGGAATGGATGAGATTGAAGTGTCATACGTTGGGCAGTTGGCTAAAAACCAAAAGATACAAGATGTTACAAGCATTCAACAATGGCTTGGGGTTGCTGCAAATATGGCATCGTTTTCACCTGATGTACTTGACCTCATTAATATGGATGAAGCTCTACAAATCATTGGTGAAAGGATGGCTGTACCGAATCAAATTATGCGTTCTCAGGAAGAAATAGCACAATTACGACAACAACGACAAGAACAAATGAAAATGCAGGAACAAATGCAGCAAGCATCTCAGGTAGCTGAAGGTGCAGGAAAAGCTGCTCCAATGGTTAAAGCTCTAGGAGGCCCAGATGCGTTCCCGTTATAATGAAGAATTGGTTGAGATTAGAGAAGCTATCGTTAAAACATTTTCTGGAACTTATGGTGAACGTGTTCTAGATTTTTTAGACGAAATGTACTCTAACCAGATTTCAGCAGTACCAAACGATCCCTACTCTACGTATTTCAATGAAGGTGGTCGTGGATTAGTGTTAGGAATAAAAGCACAAATTAAAGCTTTCAAAGAAGTTAAACCAACTATGCAACAAGAAACAACCTACGAAGAATAGGATGGAAACAACAGAATGGAATTTCCCATGCGATGAGTGTGGAGCTTGTTGTAAGGTTTTAGATTGTCCTGATCTTACAGCAGATAACAAGTGTTCTATATATGCTACAAGACCATTCTTATGTAATACTAAAAAGATGTTTGATGAAGTACATAGTAAGACAATGACTAAACAAGGGTATTTTGATAAAGCTGCTATAGCTTGTAAACAACTAAAGGAGATGTTCTTATGACTGAAGATGCGACCGTGACAAACGATAATCTCATCACAGAGGAAGTAGCACCCGTAGAGGATAATTCTTGGCAAGCACGTTATTTGCCTGATGATCTTAAGGAAAACGCAACCCTACAAAAGTTTAAGGATGTAGGTGGACTAAGTAGTTCCTATCTTTCTATGCAGGAAATGTTAGGTTCTAGGGTTAAAGTACCTACAGATGATTCTTCTGACGAAGAACGTAGTGACTTTTATACTAAAGTAGGTCGTCCAGAAACTCCTGACAAGTACGATCTGGTAATTGATGAACGCTTTTCTGCTAATCCTGCGGATCAACAAAAGATTGTAGACTTTAGAAACCAAGCATTCAGTCAGGGCTTTACTAATAATCAAGCCCAGAAAGCAGTTGACTTTTATACTGATATGATAAATGGGGCTATGATTGATGGTGATGCAGCTATGGGACAAGCCCGTATATCCGCTGAAACTATTCTTAAAAAAGAATGGGGGCCACAAGAATATGACAAAAACCTTGCATTATCAAGACGTGCTTTTAATAGATTCGCAGACGAAGACTTAAAAACTTTTGTCAATGAGAACGGTATAGCTAATAATGTTGGCATGATTAAGTTTCTGCACAAGATAGGGACAGCATTTAATGAGCCAGAAATGGCAGGCTCTGGCAGGGATACTGGGTCAGTAGATTCAGATTCTGCTAGGATTGAAATAGATGCAATAATGAAAGACACCAAACATAAATACCATGAAGCATTGTTTGACCCCAAACACATTAAGCATGAAGAAGCAATTGCTTATAGGGATAATCTCTACGATGTGGTATACAGGGGTGAGGAATGATTGAGAATATAATTTGCTCTGAGTGTTCGCACTTTACCTACAAAGACAGACGTGTTGAAGAGGAAAAGGGTAAGACCACTCCAGAGAAATATGGGTTTTGTAACTCTTATGAGACAAAGACTTCGGCAGATACATTTTATGGAATGTGTCCTTCGGCAGTCAGACTCCCTGTAGAAGTTTACACTCCCCAACTTGTGAAGAAAATAGCCCGTAAAAGGACAACTAGGTCTTCACGCAAATAAGAGCCTGCATGGTGCAGATAACTCTTCCTTTTTATCTCTTAAAATAAGAGGTGTATTATGAGTACTGAAGTCAATAAAGCATTTGTCCAGAAGTTTAGGGACACTTTTATTCACTTGGTACAGCAAAAGGGTTCACGTTTGCGTGACTATGTTCGTTTAAATGCGGATGTAGTAGGTAAATATGACCATTTTGACAGAATAGGTAGCACATCGGCTCAAAAGATTACAAGCCGACATTCTGATACTCCATTAATCTCTACACCACACTCACGTAGACGTGTGAGCATGGATGACTACAATTGGGCTGACTTGATTGACAAGGCAGATAAAGTCCGAATGTTAGCTGATCCTGCTTCCGACTATATGAAAGCTGGTGTATGGGCAATGGGGCGAAAGATGGATGATATAATCATCGCTGCTATGTCTGGTAACGCTACAACGATTGATGAGAATGACGCATCATCTAACGTAGCTTTACCTGCTGCTCAAAAAGTTGCTGTATCAGCTACAACGGATATGAACATTACGAAGCTAATGCAAGCTAAGAAAATCTTGGATGCTTCTGATGTTGATCCTGATTTACCACGCCATATTGTTATGAAGAGCAATCAATTTTATGATCTCCTAGGGGATTCTGAAATTCAAAGCTCAGATTATAATACGGTCAAAGCTCTAGTAGCAGGGGATATTGATACTTTTATGGGTTTCAAATTCCACCGTTCAGAGCGTTTAGCTCAAGATGCAAGTAGTGATACGCTATGTTTAGCATGGATTCCTGAAGGAATTGGTCTAAGCATGGGAATGGACGTTAAGACAGAAATCTCTGAACGTGCAGATAAAAACCATAGTACACAGGTCTATGCCCAGATGTGTTTAGGTGCGGTTCGCATCGAAGACGAAAAGGTTGTAGAGATTGCCTGTACTGATTCTTAACGGAGGTTTACTATGGCTACTTTAAAAAGCACTGAGTACACCAACGCTACAGACGGTGCAGGAACCAAAAATGCCCCTACTTCTTGGAGTGGAGTAACTTATCGGTATGCACGATTTACTGGTACAGCCGTTACTACTTCAGATGTTATGCATGTGATGGTTATTCCTTCAGGTGTACGCATTTTACCGCAGTCCTTTGTCATTGTTAGTGACTTAGAGACATCAGCTACGGTAGATGTTGGTTATGCAGCACATACAACCCAGAGTACTGGTGCAGCAGTTGCAGTTGATGTCAATGCGTTTTGTACCGTTATTGACGCTGCTTCCGCACGTACTGTTACACATTTCCACGAAAGCACAACGCACGATACTGGTTATGTAACAACTGGTGAAATGATCCTCACGTTATCTATGCCAGCAGGTTCGGCTGTTGCAGCAGATACGTTTGATTTTCATATCATGTACGCAGATCCTAACTAACTGTTTGGTGGTGGCTCTTAGGGGTCACCGCCTTACTTTTCAAGGAGAATGATATGCCAGCAGGAAAAGGAACTTACGGAACAAAAAAAGGAAGACCACCTGTACCTAAAAAGAAAAAAATAAGAGGTAAATAAATGCCACAAGACAAACCGATCAACCTAATAGGAAAGACACTAAGAACTGGTAGTAAGATTATTCTTAGTAAGGACATGACAGAAAATAGACTCAAAAATGCCCACAGTGGTGCAATAATGAGTTCAATTGTAGAACGAAATGCCATTAAACATCGTAAGCAAACACCTAAAAAACCAAACAAAAAGGCAAAATAAATGCCCACCAATAACCAAATCACAAGAAATTTCTCTGAAGCTGAATTTGCTTGCAAATGTGGATGTGGTTTGAAAGACATTAGTGTTAAACTAGTTGAGGATTTACAGATAACAAGATCAGAGTATGGTTGTCCAATGACGGTCACAAGTGGGATAAGGTGTCCTACTTGGAATAAGGCTTCTGGGGGATCTGAAAATTCTTCACATCTAACTGGTTTAGCTGTCGATATAGCAATGGATGATGCAGTCTTAAGACACCGATTAATACGTACAATTTTAGATATGGGATGGATGCGTGTAGGAATAGCGAAATCTTTTATCCATCTTGACATAGATTACAAAAAAACTAACCCTGTTATTTGGACATACTAATATGGCTTCCAAAGTAGACATAGCAAATGAAGCCCTGTTAATGCTAGGGGCAAACTCTATTACAAGTTTTACAGATAATGATTCTAATGCGGTGCTTGTTAATCGTTTCTTTGATGGTGAAAGAGATGCTGTATTACGAAGTCATCGTTGGAACTGCGCTATAACCACAGCGAATCTAGCATCATTAGCGACTGCACCAATTATAGATTGGGCTTTTAAATTCACCCTACCCACCGATCCTTATTGCTTGCGTGTATTAGACGTAAGAACAGTATCTGGTGATATCAAATTAGACCACGCAATACAAGGCAGAGAACTCCTGACGGAAGAATCAACGGTTGATATAACCTATATTCAACGATTAGAAGATGCTACATTGTTTGATGCTCTACTCCATCAAGCTATTGTTTTTAGAATAGCATGGAAACTTGCATACCCTATTACACGATCACATACAGTTATGTCTCAGATGGGAGCAATGTTTGAATCAATAGTAAGAGAAGCTAGAACAATTGATTCTCAGGAAGGAACCCCAGAAACGATTGTAACAGACGCACTCACAGACTTACGATTGAGATAAATGGCTAAAGTATTCCCGATACAAACTAACTTTACGGCAGGTCAGTTATCACCACGTCTGCATGGTAGAGTTGACATAAATAAATATAACAACGGACTGAAGACACAGAAAAATGCCTACAGCTTACCGCATGGCGGTGTTGTGCGTAGAGGTGGTTTTCATTATGTAGCAGGAGTCAAAGGAATCCCTAGTGGTTCTGAATTAGTGGCTAACGGTACATTTGCGTCTAACATAACAGGTTGGACTGATAAGACAGTAGGATCTGGTAGTTCTATAGCCCACTCTACTAATTTAATGAATATAGTATCTGTCGATGCCAGTAACTACGGTTGGGCAGAAGATGAAATAGTTACAGTAGCTGGTAAGTTATATGTACTTAGTTTTACTATTGGAACAGGTGCGGTCAATGTCCAGATTGGAACAACTACTGGGGCTGTCGATATTTTAGCTTCAACATCCTATACCGCTGCAACGCATACTATAGAGTTTACCGCACTTAGCACAGCAACTTTTATTGGTTTCAAGCATACTACAGGTGCTACACATACCATAGATACTGTTTCAGTTAAAATTGCTACCCAAGACGCAAAAATACGTTTAGCTAAATTTGAATTTAGTGTTACGCAAGCCTATATCTTAGAGTTTGGTAATCTGTATGTACGATTCTATAAAGATAACGGTCAAATACAAACTGGTGGTGATGTAGTAGAAGTTGTAACTCCATACACAACGGCTCAAGTACCCGATATATATCTTGCTCAATCTGCCGATACGCTGTATATAGCACATCCTGCTCATGCTCCACGTAAACTCACACGAACTAGCCATGTAGCGTGGACTCTGGCTACTTTATCATTTGCGACTGCTCCTTCTAACTTTGTAGGGGGTGCAGGAGAATACCCTAGGTCAGTTACATTTTTTGAGGAAAGATTATATTGGGGTGGTACAGACAATAACCCACAAACAATTTGGGCAAGCAAGTCAGGTGATTTTTTAAATATGGATCAA